GACCGACTTGAACGCTTCGATCTGCTTCAGTCGCGCCTCAGCCTGAGCCTCAGACGAGTAGCAGCCGAACGACCGTGAACCGTCTGCGGAGTACACACACCACTGTCCGTCTTCCTGCCGGATGGTCTTGTTGACCGTCTGTGTCAGAGCAGGAATCCGGCGTGTCGTCTTCATCTTGTGTCCGACGAGCGTGTCGGTCTGTTCGTTGCCGGCGCTCGTCACTCTCCACAGTCGGATGAGCATCGCCGGGTCGTCCGGCTCAGCGTTGATGGTGAACGAACTGTCCGGCACGTCGATGCTTCCGGTGCGGACGATGCGCTCCACCTGACCGCGTGCCGTCCCACCTGACGAGTTCCATGAGACGAAGTCACCGACGGCGATCTCCTTCTCCTTCTCCATGTTGACTACACGAACGGTCACCCCGTCGTAGTCGAGCACGGTGGTGACGAGCATCTCCGGCGTGAAGTTCTTCGCGACATCGGCAGGCGCGTCAAGAGTGTTCGCGTCAACCTCTAGCGCGTCGATGATGACCGGCGAACGGTGCAGTCGGGTCCGACGGCCGAGCGGAAGGTTCCGTTTCCGCATCTCTATCGCAGCGAGATGGTGCAGGACGGCGTTCTCCCTACCCTGAGTGTCGGCCGCCTTACGGAACGCCACAGTCAGATCGCCGTCGTCAAGCGACGCGATACGTTCGGCGATGCTCGTGATAGACATGGCGGCTCCTCAGTCCAAGACTACACCTACAGTGGCAGGTACTCCGGTTGTTCGGGGATGATGAGGACTGCCGTACACACACAGTTCGGGTGTAGGGGCGGCATCATCACACCAGGCTCGAACTCTTCGTTCCATGGAACCATCAGACCGTTGTAGGGCAAGCAATCTTCGCACGGACTGTCATACTCAATCGTCTTCGACCGGCCGCGACCGGACGCTGTCGTCCACCGCAGCGATGTACCTCCCGATCTCGGAGGGACACGGACGACCCATTTCTTCAGCGCGTTCGACGGGGCGATGCCGTCACCGATCGCCTCCTCAAAGGTGAAATACCGTCCGGCATTGTGGGCCGCTAAGACCTCGGTGCGCGCAATCGTCATGGAACGCTTACGGAGCAGTTCATCGTGGTAGCGCATCGCGATGTCGCGAGCGAGTCCGGTGGCGCGGCCGACCGGCATACCCGACGCAAGGTTGCTAGAGAGGACCTGCTGGTAACGCTTCTCTACGGCACGCGCCCAACGCGAGTGCAGCCCGATGGACTGTTGGACGATACGAGCGACATCGCGGACATCGAACGCGCCGGTCAACGCCTGCATGATTGTCTCACGCACGAGCCCCTGCTGCTCTAGCGTCAACTCTACGATTCGTCGGGCTGCCTCACGCTTCGCCCAGTCGATAGCGAACTGGTTCGTCGCAGAGAACGAGTAGTCGAACCCGACAGACACCGACGGCAGACCGAGCGCACCGCCGACACGCATCTGTGCGGCAAGAATCTGCTCCAAGATGTCGATGGCATCGGCCAACTCTGCCCATCCGAGAACGAAGTTCGCCTGCGCGAGATTGTTGTTCGCGAGCGCGTCAAGGAACGCCTGTGTGTTCGCAGTCGCGCCGACTCGCTGAAGGGATGTGGTGAGGACGGATGCTAACTCTGATGCGGTCTCTGCCTCCATCGGCGTGAGATACTCGATCTCGTCAAGGTAGGCGTCCTCTTCCTCGTTCTTACGGACCCTAGTTCTCAGCGGTGACGTCCGGCTCTTCGAGGTCAAGAGGACCACCCATCACCTCCTCGATGCTAGGCAGTCCACCGAACGGGTCCTCTGCGTCGACCTCGCCTTCCATACCAGGCATACCGGGCATCTCTTCACCCGGCATCATCTGTGCAGAGTCGGGATCGGCAGCAGGAAGACCACCGAGATCGCGCATGTACTCGTCAAGAACACCGTCGGGCTGCATGACGCCGGCGTTGATGAGGTCGAGGACGTACTTCGCAATCTCTGTGATGTCGGTCTGTGCGACCTCGCCGTACGCCAACTCCGGTGACAACTCGTCGTCCATGCCGTTCAGCCTGAGCAGGCGCGGAATGGCGTGCTGGTTGACGACCTCAGTGATTGACCGTGCGATGGCGTCGACAGCGACGGACCACAGGTCCATCTTCGCCGTGCCGAGGGAGAACGAGCCGACACGCTCATGACCGAGGAGGATGAAGTCGGACAGCAGGGTCATGGCGATGCGCTGGTCGTACCGTGACACGGTGCTGTCAATGTCGAACTGTCGTGAGCCGCCTGACGACATGAGGGTCAACTCGAACAGGCGGTTGCCCTTGTCGTCGTACATGGACGGGTAGATGACGCCTTCCTGCTCGTTCCGTTTGATGCCGGTGACGATGTCGCGGATGGCGTTCAGGACGGCGGCCTGCTCCGGTGTCGCTGCGGACGACAGGTACTCCGGCGGGACATGGGCGACCGGCAGTCCGGCAAGATCGCGTTCGATACCGACCGCTTCAATCTCTTCGATGCGTCGCTTGTACCACCATGACCGGTAGGCGTTGCGAAGCAGCGAACGCCCTTCAGGGTTGTTCTTGACGGTGGTGGTGCGGAACAGCAGGGACTTCTCGATCGGGATGAAGACTTGGCTGACGTATGTTGAGGGGTCGACCTGCCAGAACCCTTGGATGCCGCCGTCCTCGTCGAACTCCCACTCCCACAGGGTCTCTTGCGCTCGGATGGCCCACTTCCGCCAACCGATCTTGCCGTCGTCGTATTTCGAGCGCTTCTTCGCGTCCTTGTTGTATCCGTCGCGCTTCTTGTAGACGACCTCGTGGTACGACCAGCCGTAGGTGAGCATGGACAGGATGGCCGACAGGTTGCCGTCCCACGAGTCGGACATGTCGTGCAGGCACTCTTCAATGAACTCGGCGTACTCTTTGGCGGTCTCATTGTCGTCGTCGGCAGCGTCAACACGCCATTCGAGACGTTGGAGGACCTTCTCGATGGCGAAGAGGATTGCGCCGACGGTCGGGTCGTTGTCGGCCATCTCGCGGTAGACGCGGACGCCACGGATGCCCTGCAACTGCGGGAGGAACTCGTCGATGACGAAGCCGCCGGTCCGACGAAGACCGGTGGTTCCCAACTCGCGCATGTTTGTCGGCATGTCCCGAACCTTACCGTCGTCAGAGCGCGCTCAGCACGGTTCAAGCAGGCAGGGGCGCGTCCTGTCAACTTCCCCATTGACAGAACGCGCCCCTACTTGACATCAGGTCAGAACGGAACATCCTCGGCCGGCAACGGAGGCAGATCGACTCGCTTCGGAGCCGGAGCGCTACCACGAACCTTCGCGATGTCAAGCCCGATTGCGCGAGCGGTCACCTCAATGCGGTAACGCTTCTCCCCGTCTTGGTCCCACGACCGCTCCTCCGCAAGCCCGTACACGACGACAGGGTCGCCCTTACGCAGCCTCTCCGCGACCTGCTCTGCCATGTCCTCCCAACAGGTCACACGCCAACCGGTCACGTTCGCATCGACCCACTGGTCGCCCTGCTTGGTACGCCGATTGACCATGACCGTAAGGTTCGTTACCGCCTTGCCCTGCTGCGTGTACTTCAGATCGGGATCTCCTGCGAGGTTCCCTGTCAACGTCACCATGCTCATCCGTCTATCTCCATTCCGACGATAGTGCCCGCTGCTACAGCGAGCGTCTCCAATGTCTCTCTGTGAACCGCCAACTCGTGCATGTGCTTCCGGTCACGAATGACCTGCTGCTTGCCGTTCGGTCGAACCCTGTTCCCTCGCGACCACACCATCCCGCCACACACCCCCGAATAGTAGTTGTTCGCAGGGTCGAGATAGTCGACGCACTCTCTCCTCACCGGACATCGTGAGCACACTTCGAGCGCCTGATACGCGACAGGGAACCAATGCTGATCGAACAGAATCGGGTTCGCATCCTGACATGCTGCGCGGTCAAGGAACTCTCGTGTGTCCACCGGTCAGTACCAGCCGCCGTGCCATCTTCCGTCAGGGAGGAGTGACGCTCTCCCTGTCCAGGCTTCCCATGCTGAGCACGGGCTTCCGTATCGTCGGAAGATGTAGTCGAGACCCCACCGGATCTGTTCGGTCGGGTCGCGCTGCCATGCTTCGTCCAACTCGTGCAGATTGACGAGTGCTTGGGGGATGCCGCGAGCCGACGATGCCGGATTCGCCGCCTGATAGTCCCATCCTGACTCGTGCTGCCAAAGTTCGTTGAGGCAGGCCCACTCGCGGTCGAACTCGTCCGTGCGCTCGACGAGCAGAACTGCACCGAGAGCACGTGCGGTAATCGGTGTCGTCCCGTCGACCGTCCCGACAGCGACGGTCATCCCGAAGGTGAGGAGGACGGCGAGCACATTCGCTCCTTCGTCATGTGGTGGACTGCCTGTCGCGACACGCCGAGAAGAACGGCGATGGCCTGTAGCGCCACCTTGTCGTTACGCAGCCGCACCAACTCTGAGAGCAGCGCCTCACCGGACGGGCCGAACAGGAACCGTCGTCCACCGCGCTGTCGTGGAACCGATGCATCCAACTCGCGCAGGTTAGCGATCTCGTCTTCCGTCAACTGCCGTCGGAACGCCTCGCGCACCGTCGCCTTCGTCCGCGGACGGACGACTTGGCGTCCGGCCTCGCGAGCCTTCTTGACCACAGCGAGGATGGCGTGCTTCGACAGGTTCGCCTTCTCTGCGATGTCGAGGACGTGGATGCCCTGCTCATACAGGTCACAGATGTACTCGTCACGCGTCGTGCGTGCTCGTGTCTTCGCAGGTGTCCACGGAGGTGTCGGGTCGCACGCTTGCGCGAGCGATCGGAGCCACTGCGCCTGCACTTCGGTCATGTACTGCTTCATCGTCCGTTGTCCTTCCGCTGTTGACCTGCTGATGATAGTAGATTCGGTGGAGTGCTGCGAGAACCTCCGCATCCACGGCGAG